ATGTTGTTTGCTAAAGTTGTTGTACCAGCGTAATTACCTATAATGGTATTGTTAGAACCTGTTGTAATTGATTTACCTGATTCATAACCAATTGCAATATTATTATTACCAGTAGTATTGTTTTGTAGTGCAGTATGTCCAATACCTGTGTTAGCAGTACCTGTTGTATTAAATTGCATTGCTTGATTACCAATAGCAGTATTTTGATTACTATTATTTGTTTGCAATGAACTTTGACCAACTGCAACATTTGAACCACCTGTTGTGTTAGTATTTAAAGAATTTATTCCAATAGCTACATTTGATGCACCTGTTGTATTTGAACTTAAAGCAGTTGCTCCTAAAACAGTATTTGTACTTATTGAACCTCCACCTCTACCAACTGTTAATCCATTTACTAAAATATCAAGTGAAAATGTCTTTGCACCACTAAATGTTTGCGTTCCTTCAAGCATTGCCATTACTCCTGTAACATTTGGGAAATTATAATCATTACTTGAAGTTGAAGTAAATTGTAAATTATTATTATAAGTTGTAATACCGCTTCTTGTTACAATGCTTATACCTGACCCATTGCTTGATAAACCAACATATCCTGTTGGAGGAGTTGGGCTAACTCCATTTTTTAATACAATACCAGCATCTTGAATTGTTGTTACGCTAAATGTCTTACTGCCACTAAATGTTTGACTTCCTTCTAAAAGTGCTAAAGTACCAGATAGGTCTGGGAGAGTATAAGTTCTTGATGTGTTGTTTGTTAAAGAACCTAATTCAAGTAAAGCAGATTTATTATTTGAAGCATCAACATTAGAAATTAATAAAAACTTTGTTCCATCTGCTGATATTCCATTTGCACCGAGTAAATAAGCATAAGGAGTTGTTCCTTGTTTTAAATATAAATAACCGCCTTGAACACCACTACCAATAGCGTTATAACTATTTGCAGTAACACCAGTAGCAGTTAAATTATATGCTCCTAAATCAACACTTCCTGTTGCACCTGTATAAGGAACGTATGCACTTAGATTGCTTGTTAAAGCTACTGTTCCACTTGCATCTGGGAAGGTATATGTAAATGAAGTTGTATTATTAAAATTTAAAGTACCAAAACCACCGCCACTTAATCCAACTATTAACCCTGTTGTACTTGCCCCTAATCCAATATATCCAGCTTGAAATAGATTCATATTTTGTTTTAAATATAAACCTTGTTCAAATTGTGAAGGAACACTAAGAGTCTTTATTCCTGCAATCGTTTGACTTCCTGTTGTTATTAAACCTCTATTAGAAGCACTTGCACTTGGTATGTTAAATGTATGCGTATCGCCACTTGAAACAATGTTAAAGTCAGTTCCGCTTGTTCCAACCGCTAAAAATTGTGATTGGTCAGTCAAGTTATTTAAAGAAACCATACCCTTAGATAAGGTAGTAACCACTTGACATAAATGACCATTCTCAGTATGCAAAGTAACTGTTCTACCATCTACGTTTACATAGATTCTAATTGCCAATCTATCCGTTAAAGCTAAAGCAGCAGTAGCGACAGGAATAGCGAAATAATAAGGTGCTATGATAGTTCCTTGATTGATATACTCTGGAACTCCAACGCTACTACCTAATAAGGTAAAAGTTGTGCCATCGTACTTATAAAGTTCTGCATAGAAAAAAGGATTGCCTGTATTGTTATTTACACTAAAATAAAACTCACAATTAAAGTTACCGCCAGGAATTGATAATACATCAGGGTCATTAGCATCCGTTAAATAACTTGCCACATATCCTGTTGTTGAAATAGCAATGTCAGTTCCAGCACCTATGATTGGTTCTTTATTTAACTCTCTATATGCAACCCCTCCGATTGTACCTTGTGAAACACTTGAGTTAAGATAGTAACTAACCGAGCTACCTCCACCACTTGATGTTGGAAAATCAGCTAACGTACCATCTCCTCGTACATATTGAGAAGCAGCACCATCTAAAGCGGTTATTACACCACTATTAGCCACTACTGGACCTTGTATATCCCTAATCTTTGCTTCGCCTGTTACTTGTAATTGACTCATAATATTTTATTGAAATAATCCACGAATATACTCCCCAGCTTCTAAAGGTCTACCAAAAGTAAGAACCCCAGTTGAACTTATAAACTTGACATCATCACCTGTTGGAGTTCCTGTTGTTAAAATGTTTTGCGCATCCACACCACCTCTTGAAACATATAAACAAGCATAACCGATTGTGTCCGCAAATGTGATTGATGTTTCGCCACCACTTGCCGTGTAACCTTTTGTCTTAACAGGATTTGCACCTACTATAATCACACCGCTTGGGTCAACCTCCGTTCCTGTTGTATTGTATGCACCTGTACCTTGTAGGCTAATATTGTAAGTAGCCACATCCTTTTGTGGTGCGTTTATTGCTAAACTTGATATATTACAAGTTCCGTTTATGATAGTCAAACCATCAACTCCGTTATCCACTACAAACTTAATTTCTATTGGTTCTCTTGCTAACTGCTTTTCTAACATAAACAAATAAGAAAATCCAGTCAAAGTAATTAAACCATCACAAGTTACATTCCAAGTAGCCACATCATTTTTATATTCTCTAAACCAAGCACTTGATTGGCTTGTTACCTCTTTTTGATCTACGCTTACATTAAACGTACAATTTGTACTACACGCAAAAGCGACATCAACTTCTGGGTCAACATCTGTTCTATGCCAATAAAGCATTACGTTATTTCCTATTACTGCTGCCATATTACAAATTTAATCAATTATCCGTATGTTTCTAATATTTCACCTGCTCCGCTAATTCTATATGCTTGTGAGTAACTATCCGTAACCAAAACCCTCCACCAAATATTAGCACCATTAAATCCAACTGTTAAATATTCACTTGCATAGAAGAAATCACCAACCGAAGGAACACCAGCTTGTTCTAAATAAACTAAGTTACTTGTTAAAGGAGCAGCCAATGCAGCCTCCTTAGTCAAATAACCATTAGACCTATAATGTCCAAATCCAGTTAATTCTCTTGATAATGGATTACTATCATAAACTGTATTCATTGTTGTTTCTACATTCTCTGGATTAATATCCAATAAAGTAGCCGTTATTACATCATTAGGTAAATCTATTGTTGAATTACCTATTATGTATTTTTTATTTGTTACACTTATTTGAGCAGGGTCTAAGTCAGTTGCATTTATTCTCATTGCACCACTTAATCTGCCATCTTCTGTTTCCATACCCATAAAAGAAGCATCCAAATTAATAATATTCTTATTTAAGCAGTTTGAATATTGCTTAACTACTAACTCACTTAGGCTTCTATATGTTTCATCTGGATATTCTTGTCTATACCAATTTAACAACATATTGCCATCCGATTTGCTTATATATCCTATGTAGTTATATTTAGCTTCGTTAATGTCATTGAACCCCATTGGTAAATCTATATCCAAAACATACTCCTCAACATCATTTATATAACTTTCGGTTGTAACCTCTTTAAAGAAGCTATCAATCTTTAAGTTAAAGTTGCTTATTTCAGCTTGTTTAACAGTTGATTTCCAAAAACCAGCCGAATTACTGCACATAATAATCTCCATATATAATTGACCAAAAACAGGACAAGGAGCAGCTTCTATTTTAAAATTTACAACTGGTGAAGAACCATAATAAGGATAATAAAAATAATGGTCATTCGGATTAACTGCAATTGACCAGTTTTTATCTTGGTTTAAAAAGTAAGCATTTCCACCAACAGGTTGCACTTGTAACTTTAAAAGGAATAAAGCATCTGGTGTTCCAGATACAGTTCCTAATGTTGCAAAATCAAATGATAAATTTATTATTTCACTTGGATTTATGAAAGGCAAGTTGTTAGCAGTTACAGATGAAAAGTGTGGATTTGCGGTTGGATAATCAATAAACCAAGAATTATATTTTTTCTCTGGATATGATTTAACATATATTGTTCCACCATTTCTATTTGCTAACCAAGAAAAAGCATTACTTACTGTTGGACTAACTACTGTAAATGTTTTTAGATTCCAGTTTGTAATGTAATTATTAGGGTATTCTACAACCTTATTAAATCTAACTTTATTGTAACCCTTTTTAATTAGCTTAAATTGACTATTATCCACAAAGTATAAACCGCTTGTATTAGCTGAAAATCCTTGTATTTCACCTGTATCACTTATTATTGTGTCATCAAATATAGTACCATCACTATTGTAAATAGTTGCATAATATGAATCTTGTGCAAATTGTGTTAAAGGAACTATGTAAAAGTTTCCTTTAGCTTGGAATAATCTTGAACCAAATGATTTAACAATTCTTGTTATTACATCAAGACAATCAGTTGCTTCTTGATTACTATTTATAAAGGTTGCATAGTTAATATAAGATTGAGCTAATCCATCAGCAGCTGGGTCATCAGTTCTATTATCCATATCTTCCGAATAAAAACTAACACCGCTAATAATCTTATAATCTATTGGATAATTTATTTGTTCTAATGCAATTGAAATAAAATCTTTTGCACTTTCTACATATATTAATTCAGTTTCATCATTTAACGGCAATGGTATTGTTTCTAACATACCTAACCCATCAATAGCATTAAAGTATAAATCTTTGCGACCTGTTGAAAATACATACTGAACATTATCACTTAATATCCATCCTATAAAATCTACATTTTCACCACTTAATAATTTGACAAAATACTTTCTATCGTTTAATGTAGTAAAGTCTGGCATATCCTCTACATTGTCAGTAACATCTATTGCCACGCTTAATTGACTAACATAAATAGGCTCAAAAGCATCATCGCTTCTTGGTATGTATTGTAATTGTAAACTTATACAAGGATATTCTATAATCTCGCCATCATAACCATCCTCATAAATATTTAGTACACTTGTAACATCCGATTTAGTTGCTGCCGTGATTCTATATTTTATTTCGTATGCCATTAGTATCCTCGTCTTATATTTAAGTTATTGTTTGCTCTTTGAGTTGCCAAAACCAAATCAGAACCTTTTAATACAAATTGACCTTGTGAAACATTGTTATTCCCCATTGCACCTGCGTTAAAAGTTGAATTAGCATTTATGCCACTAGATATTGCACCTGCTGATTGCATACCACTTGTTGCTTTGCCAATAAGACCAATCGCAGTAAATGCACCTTCTAATGCTGGGAATGCTTTTATAATAGCTTGGAATATCAACGCTTGTACAACCATAGCTGCTAAATTCAATGCTATTTGTTTAAACATATTTGCAATTACTTCTAAAGGATTTTGACCTTCTTGTATTGCATCATACATTTGGAATAAAGCATTTGTTACTGAACCAGATAATGTTTGTGCAAATTGAGCATAAGATTGAGTTAAATCATCTATTCTTTTCTTTTCTGCTGCTTCAACATCAAGTTGTGTTTTATCCTTTTTAAATATGTCTTGCATATAAGAACCAAATCCACTTTTATTAGATTCCTCTAATAAACCCTTAGCTTGTTTTTCAAAATATCCTTTTCTTTTATCTTCTTTTGCTCTTTCTTCAGATGGTAATTCAAATAATTGTAAAGGCTCTAATCCTATTGATTTCATCTTCTCCCTCAAAGCCTTCATTTTAGCTAACTCTAAATTAAGTTGCTTATTTTCTTCTCTTGCATAATTTACAATAGGTGAAGGTTTTTCTAAATCTTTTCCAAAATCTTTAGTATGTTCTGCAAACTTATCTTGTTCTTCTGCTAATTTATTAAATTGTTCAAATATTCCTTTAAATAAAGTTTCTTGTTCTTTAGCCTTTTTTGAAATAGCAGTACTTCCTAAAACATCAGTAGCCGTAATAACAGGCGTTCCAGTAAATTTAGATAACATAAAAGTACCTAATCCTTCGCCCATAAACATAGATGTTTTATTGGCTGTTGATGGTGCATTTTGTGCTTCTAATTGTTTAAATGCTTCTTCTGCTGCTTTCTTTAAAGCAACTTGACCTGCTGCTCTATATAACGCAGCTTTTACATAATTATCTTTATTATCAATGAATATTTTTTCTGCCTCTGCTATATCTTTAGTTGTACCATAAACTTTTCCTAAAGATTGATTATATTCATCTAAAACTGATTTTTTTGATTTTGTTCCATTATGGAATTGGTCAAAAGAATTATTTAAATTCTCCATTTGAATATAAGCAGAAGAAAAAGCATCTTTAGCAGCAGTAAAAGATTTTCCAAATTCTACAATAGCTTGTGAACCGCCAGTTGCTTTATTAATAAATTCTGCTATATCATCTCCAAATGCAACAACAAGTGATGATACAACACCCAATGCAATACCAATACCAGCTGGACCAGTAAGACCGCTTACCATAGCTTTTAAAGCATTACTAGAACTGCCACTTTCTTTTGATAATCTTTGAAATGATTCTAATAAAGGATTTAAGTTATTCGCAATACCTATAAATCCATAGGGAGCATCTTGTGCAACTCTTGATAAGTTACCTAAAGCATTTGTAGCATCGGCAGCAGGTCTGCCAACAGCATTCATTCTTGTATTTAATGTACCAATAGCACTTTCAACACTAGTTATCTTTGTATTTAACTTTTGTATTTCACCAACATCAGTTGATTTCTTTAATTTTGCTTGTAATTTATTAAGTAAATTTTCGGCTTTTTGTAATTCAGCACCTAAATCTTGCGTATTAGCACCAATATTAATTTCTATATCTAAAATATCTGTTGCCATCTTTATTAATTTACTCCGTACAATTTAAGTGTTCTTGCCAATTGTTCTTGTGTTATCATCACTCTATCTTCTTCAATATCCGCATTATCTAACTCTGGTATGCTCCAAAAAGATTTCATTGATTTTGGAGTTTTCTCGGTAGTAGAACTTAAATATACAATATAGGCAAGGTTTCTTGTCCTTGCCCATTCGTTTAACTCATTCCTTTCCTTACCTAAAACGATAATGGAAAAGTCCTTCCAAGTCATATCCCAAAATTCATTTGGTCTTATTCCACACTCCGCAGCTTTAACTAAGATATCATCCCAGTTTAGCTTTGTTAGGCTTTTTTTTTTCTTCTTCCTTCTTTACACCTGTAATGGTGTGGACTGTACTTTCAACGATATATTTTAAATAGTCAATTATTTGACCTTCTTCGCTAAAAATAGAACCCACTTCATCAATCCATTCACAAGCATCATCAATGGTATATATTACTTCATCTTTTTTGCTTACACAAGCAGATTTGTAACCAATGTAAACAAGCTGGACTATAATGTCTAAACTTGTTTGAGCCGTTGCAAGAACTTTGAAGTACTCATCAATGCCGATATTGTTTTGTTTAGTAAACTCACGCATTGCCCAAGTACCCCACTTTAGGTGGATTGTGTTGTTGTTAGTTTTTAATTGGAACATAGTTTTTTATTTATTATGATTGCTCTGTTTGAGTAATTGGTGGAACACTTACTACAAATGTTGCAGTAAACTTCACATCATCTTTATCAGCAGCATTAACATTAAAGTTGCTAATGAATACTAATTGACCAGCACCACCATAATAAACATCACCTGCTGCTGGAGTAGCTTTACCCATTTTAATTGCGAATAAAGTTTGAGCAGCGTGTGCCGTATACAATTGTTGGTAACTATCTTTAGAAGGAGTACCTGTTTCATCAATCGCAAAACCTTCACATTCAAAAGATTGGTTAAAAGATTGATTTGGAGTGTATTGGTCGCCACACTTAGAAGTTGCATCAATTGTTCCTAAAGTTGATGTCAAAGAGTTAGAAGTCAAACAAGCAACTGGCTTGAATGTTCCATCATTGTTAATGTCAGCTAAGAGGATATAATCTCTACCGCTTACTTTTGTTTCTGCCATTTTATTTAATTTTAATTTTGAGTTATGGTTATGTTATATGTTATTAATACTCTAAAAACGTTATCTAAAGGATTTAAGCCATCCAAATTCCTAATGCTTTCCACACTTAAACTTGAAGCAGTAAACCCATTTGACAAGGTTATAACTGAATCCGAGTTTATATCTTCTAATATCAAATCGCTTATATCTTCAGCTCGTTTATAACCAAAGTTAGCATTTTTTGTAATAATATCAACTGTGATACTAATACTATTTGTATATCCTGTTTTACCTTGTTCTTGACTTGATGTCCTTCCAGTCATTACAATATACTCATTACCTGCACCTTCTGGAGCAAATCCATCGTAAACAACCAATCCACTAGCACTTGTCAAGTTAGTATAAAACCATTTCTTTATTTCTATATTAGGATTTAACATTCTTAATTACGTTTAATATATTCTTAATCATTTTTGGCTTTTCTGCTTCAAACGCTGGTATTAAAAATGGTTGTGGTCGCATCCCTTTTCTTAATATGCTTATAGCTATGGCATAAGCAATAGACTTGTCCTTACCACCACCAATGCCTTTTCTTTTTACCCATAATGTTAAAGCCTCAACCATATCTTTAAATGTACCAGCCTTTTTGCCCTTAAACCCACTTGCCAATTCCTCAAATCCAGCTGGAATGCTTACTTTACCACCTGTTCCAAATTCTACATAAGGCGCATAAGAAGCATTTGAACCAACAGAAAAAACATAACCTTTATCAACATTTTTTTCTTTTAGATATATACTATTTCTTAATTGACCAAAGTTTACAGGTGCTAATCTTTTTGCTCCGCTTTGAATATTTAATGCAGATGCATTTACTTCATCTTTTACATCTTGCTGAATTTTAGCATCTAAAGTATCAAGTTTTTTTAATACATCTGATAAATTACCTATGTCAAAAGTAAAACTTGGCATTACTTGTAAATTATTAATTCCAAGAACCTATTTTGGTTCTCTACGTTCTTAATAGAATGTATTGTAAATCTATCGCCTTCAACCTCTACCTCATCCGAATCTGTTATAGTAGCACCAAAACGAATATAAAGGCGGTTTCTTTGGTCAAATTGCAATTCCGACTGGTCTATCTCACGAACTTGATTATCTGGTCTTAAATCACCCCAAACTGTGCTTTGTAGGGCAAACGTGGTTGTGTATCCACCTTGACCATCACTTGTTCTTGTGGCAGCATAGATTTTGACCTCACGAGTCATCGTGTTGGCATCAACGTAGTTTGCTTTCGCTTTTCCTAACTTCATATTATAAAATTGGGCTTATTCTTGTCCATCTTTGACACGCTTTCCAAGACTTCTCACAAATACCAGAATCACCATCTAATCCTCTATTCTCGTAATCGTAGCTAATTTGGTCTAATATGGCTAATTTAAGGTCTTTGGGAATAGTTGTGTAACCAGCTTCATAAGTAGCCTTTAAGTTAGCATATCTTGGAGAAGATAGTTTAGGGAACTCATTGCCTATTAATTGTAGGTTAGGTGTTGTAATCTCTAAAGCATCTTGCTCCATATCAAACAACTCAAACGTATCAATGTCAACTGGTCCGAATGGAATCTCAAAATTGCCACTTACATTGTTGAAATAAGTAGTTATGTCTTTTGGTATTAAACTCAATCCTGTTGCCACTTCAATAGCTTCCCTTGCTTGTGTAATCATTAACGTAATCAAAGTATCTTCAGCGGTTGTAGTAACACGGCAATACAATTTTGCTTCTGCTAAAGTAACTGGTTCTGTTATTGGTGCGATAGGAACGGCACTAAAGTCATTAATATAATTATTATAAGACATACCCTTTTTTTACAAAATTACTTAATTTATTCCAATAAAAAACCCCCACCGAATTGGCAGGGGTCATTATTTACTAAACCTTTAGAACTATACGTTACCCATATCTGCATAGATAGCAGAAGTAGTCAACATTAAGTTGATGTCTTCGTAACACTCAATACGAGCAGTTACCAAGTTCTTTTGGAAGTTTTCGCCATTCTCGTAAGAGAACTCAATAGCTAAACCTTCAACTTCAACTCTCTCTAAGTAGCTTGCGTCAAAGATTAATACTTTGTCATCAGTTACCCAAGAAGCAGATACAACAGGTACACCCCAGATTGTGATTCCGCCATTAGGGTTTACAACAACTGAACCAGAACCAGCATAGTAACCAGCAGCGATAGTTGCTTTCAATAAGCGACCCATTTGTGTTTGAGATACTAAAGCATAAGAAGGAACAAAGTTCGCAGTCTTTTGGTTGCCGATGTAATCAATCAATTGTAATAAATCATCTGTTTCAGCAGTTGTAGTTGAACCAGTTGCAGCACCAGATACAGTAGAGAAGAACGCAGCGTTTTCAGCCTTGAAGAAATCTCTTTGTAACATTCTTGGTAAAGTCTGAGTCATAAATGGTAAAGACTTTAACATTTGCTTAGAGAAAGTAGAGAAACCAGCAAGGTAATCGTTTACAACTTTAACTTCTGTTAAAGAGTAGTTGTTTTCACCTTTGTTAGAACCTTCAGTTTGAGCAGCGATGTTGTTAGTCAAACCAGCGTTCTCACGATAGTAAACATACAATCCGCTTTCGCTTCTTACTGTTGGGATTAAATCTCTAAAGTTTAAACTTTGAGCAGGTTGGATAGCTGGATTTGGAGCATAAGATGCTTGTGCATCACCAGTTAAGTTACCGCTTAAAGTCATAGTCTTAACATCAGATAAATCCAAACGGAATTTACCATTGTTCTTTAAAGACTTTTCCATTGCATCGAATTGACCATCTAATTTTTCTAAGATAACCTCATCCATAAATTTAACTTCCTTCTTAGCAGCTTTCTTTTGTGCAGCTAATTGTCCGTCGATTTGTTTTTGTAACTCGTCTTTTACAACAGTTACTTGTGCAGATACCTCTTTAATTTGAGCTTCTGCATTAGCTTGAAAACCTTTAAGGTTCTCAGCCATTTCGTTGATTAAATTTTCCATTTTTACTTTTTAAATAGATTGTTAAATTGTTTAATTGCCTTTAATACTTCTTCATTATTCTTTTCTTCAACTTCTGGTGTCGGCTCAACTGATGGCTCGGGTTGAGTGATTGTTTCAGTAATTTCCAAAGCTAATAATTCAGCTTGTATTTGTTTTATTTGAATCTCCATTAAAGCAAAGGTGTCATCTGTGAATGTACCACCTCTAAATGCCTTAATTAAGTTTTCTAATCTTATTGATAAATTTTCTTTAGTTTCTTTGAACTCACCCTTGAATCCCAATGTTGGTGTTTCTGGATTAGCACCCCAAAGAACCGCAGAACCTTCATATAGTTTTAACTCCGTGATTGTACGAACACCAGTCTTTTGGTTTACATCCGACTTTAACGTACTAAAACCGATTGAGTGTTGATTGATTAAACCAGCTTCATATAACTTGATAGCATCTTCGCCACATTCAGTTTCTATTAAGTCAGTAACCGCAACAAGCATATCGCCTTCTATGTATAACTCTTTAGGCTTACCCAAAGTGTGTGCCATATCAGCTTTGTGATCTACTAAAGACCAAATCATATTTTTGCCCTTTGGTCCACGTTCTTTGATAGTCTTGGTAAACGCTTCAGCAACGATAATATCATTGTCTAAATCAACGTTTCCAATTCTTGACCAACACGCTTTTACTGTTCTTGATTCTGGCTCTATATCCAAAATCATATCATTGTAGCTTTTGTTTTCAATCTTACTCATATAACAAAGTTATTAATTTTTTTTAATCTGCTAACAAATCTCTTATTAAATTAGAAATTTGCATCAAAGCCACGTTATTTATCAAATTCCAAACTAACCCCATATCGCCCATTGGCGGATTATCCTGTAACCTTTTTGGCTTACCATCTGTTCCTCTTACGGCTTCATATCCTAACGTACAACGGCAGTTGATAACATCACCAGCACTTCCGCTTGGGTCGCAAGGATGTAACATTTGCTCAAAACCGCCATTCTTAGTTTTAACATTAAATTTTTCATCGTAAGGTACTTTTATTCCATCCATATGATAATGGTCAAACATATCTCGTGGCACTCGCCTTGTTCGGTTATCCCTCGCTGCTATCCATTCCTTCATAGTTACAAGTCCAGTTGCAGCCGTGCCTACCATTGAGCCAATGTTTGCTGCTCTACCTGTTTCCGTTCTTGCTATCATTTCGGCTCGGTAGTCCGTTATACCAGCCGTTCTTAATAGCTTGATTGTTTCTTGCATTGTCAAACCTTCTTCAACCGACTTGATTAAGTATTGTTGAATTTGGTTCTTTGTTGTTTGTGTTATTTCGGCAGCTATATTATCTAATCCTTTTAATTCAAGGTAGGTTAGCATCACATAAGTAAACAAGTCCGTTTGCTTACTTTTAAATTCCTCTGGTCCGTAATAACCTTTAACCGATTTAGAAACGTTTTTCTCGGCAATTTGTGCCATCTTAACGCCCATTGCAATATGAACGTTTTGGATGGTCTTTTTTATCTTCTTATCGCTTATAGCGTTTAAATCTTGGGTATCGCAATATGTATCCACTTGCCTTTGCAGTTCTTTCTTGAACTTTGGCGAATAGGTTTTTATTGCGTTTAAGTATAGTTTCCTATAATCTTGCCAAATCATTATGCATCTAATTTTTCAAGTAACTTACCAGCTGCATTAAATACATCTGTTTGACCTTGTTGACCTGCTCTTTGTCTAATCGCAATAAGTCCAGCTCTGTCAACGTTTACAAAATCACTTGTATAAATGTAATGCCAATGTTCTTTAGTATCCATATCAGCGTTTGCATCAATGCCTAAAAACCACTTACCATAAGCAGCCATTCCGTTTTCCTCAATGTATGCGTTTTCTTCTGCTGCGCTTGGTCTGTTCCAAGTTCTTGAACTAATTACTTTGCCTTGACTTACTAATGAAGCAGCTTGTGTAATACCACTACGATTGATGCCTGTTGTTTTCTTTATTTCGCTTATTAACTCATTAGCTAATTCTAAGAACTTTTGTACGTTATTCATTTGGTATATTTAAAGGTTGAAATTCATCTGGACTTTGTAAACTTGAAGGGATGTATAATTTTTCCATTTCAGTTTGGTCAATGTAAGGCGGAATCTCTAATCCCATAATGTCCATCTTTTGCTTTGGTGCAATCCACCAAGCCTTATCTAACCATTCAACTTGTTCTGCTTTGTTAGCTTCTAATTCACCATAAACAGTTGGGTCAAAGTCAACGTAAATATCAGTTCCACGATATCCCCAATCCGAATGTAGTTTACGATTCAAGTTATCTCTAATACCTACTAACAAAGGAATTGCACAACGAACTGTCAATGCTTTTTCGCCCTCTCTTTGGTTGTTGTAAGTCTTGTTATCAGCATCATTTAATAATTGAGATGGTACTCCATAAATATTACAAAGTGCTTTCATATCCCATTTCTCACTTTCAATGATATCTAATTCAACAGGACTTAAACCGATTTGTTTCCAGTCTACTTTATAACCACTAACCGCAATAGAATTAAAGTTAGCAGAACCACCTTTCTCGCTTACTGCTCTTTTAAGTGCTTGTGCTTGTTGTGTTCCACTTATAGGGTCAAAGCGTTCATCATTCATAAAAAGAACTCCAGCTGGACCACCATTCTGGAAAG